TATTATTGTCCCTACTGATAACCTAGTTGAAGACTGGCACCGACTAGTCAAACATGGTTGTCGCAAGAAATCCCACTACGAAGCCGCAGTGTTTCCCTTCCTCTATTGTTATGAAAACATGACAGAGGAATACTGTATCACTGGATGGGGTGCTGACGCATACTTCGGGTGTTCTAAGAAAGCAATGATTAGATACTCTTCTTTTAAAAAGAAGCGCAACTATGTCAAGTACTGTAAAGAAAACAACCAGAAGAGAGTCAACTGGAATGAGTTCCGTAATGCCTACCTCGACGGTGACTGCGCAGGACTAAAACAACACACTAATCTAGCAGAGAAACATGGTAAGGTTCATGTTACTCCGTATCTAGATCCACGCGTACGCGAGTTCTTTATGAAGTTCTCGTGGGAAGAACTCAACAAACCAAAACAGAAGAATATAATTCGAGAAGAGTTTGAGATCGAAAAAGTTCTTGGTAAGGTCAAACCCCACATCAACCTACAACTAGGTGGCGGGATAGACAAGTTATTTGAAACACTACTAGATAATGGTGAGATTAATTACAAACGTCGTCAGCGAGTGATGGACATTTGTAGAGACTGGTACGAACAGAACAATACTGCTACCCTTTCCGATTTTTTCTCTTGACACAGCGTTCATATTAACCTATAATGGCCACATGATAAAAAATACTAAAGAATTCTATACCTCAGTTGTCCGTCGCGGCAATAACTTGCTGTATCGCGGATACAAAAATGGCGAACGCGTCAAGAAAAAGATTGCGTTTAAACCCACTCTATTTGTCAATAGTGACAAAACCTCACCTTGGAAAACCCTAGACGGTCAGAATGTCGCGCCCGTGACTTTCGACTCTATGTCTGAGGCGACCGAGTTTGATAAACTGTATCGTGACGTTTCTAACGTCAATGTGTACGGTATGAATAACATGGTGTTTCAGTACATCGCTAAAAAATTCCCGACCGATATCGAGTTCGACCGTTCTTCGGTAGAAGTCACCAACTTCGATATTGAGGTTGCGTCTGACGCGGGGTTCCCTGAACCTAGTAAGGCCGAACATCCTGTCATCTCTATTACGTTACGCAAGAACGACGGTGTCTACTGGGTGTGGGGTCTGAATGACTATGTGGTCACACGTAAAGATGTCTTGTATATCAAATGCGATAACGAGATGGATTTGTTGCGTAAGTTTATTGACCACTGGAGTCGCCATACTCCCGACGTAATTACTGGTTGGAACACTATGGGATTTGATATTCCGTACATCATCAACCGTACGCGTAATCTATTTGGTGACGAAACACTACTTTCTAAACTATCGCCTTGGGGTATCATCCGCGAGCGCAATCGGGAATACTTCGGTAAGAAGGTTCAAGAATATATCCTTGAGGGTATTGAGCATCTCGATTACTTGGATGTTTACAAGAAGTTCACATATACCCAACAAGAATCGTATCGTCTCGACCACATCGCGACTATCGAACTCGGTGAGCGTAAAATCGACTACGAAGAACACGGTACCCTGTTTAATCTCTACAAAGAAGATTACCAGAAGTTCATCGACTATAACATTAAGGATGTTGAACTCGTTCATGCGTTGGACGAGAAACTCGACCTCATCTCCCTTATCCTGACTATGGCATATAAGGCAGGTGCCAACTACGGTGATACCCTAGGTACTACTAATATCTGGGACAGCATCATCTATCGTATGCTGAACGCGAAACAGATTGTGGTTCCACCTAAGACAGATAAACCTAAGTCCGCATTTGCCGGTGGTTACGTGAAAGAACCTCAAGTCGGTTCGCACGACTGGGTAACCTCTTTCGATTTGAACTCTCTGTATCCTAACATCATTGTACAGTACAACATGTCCCCCGAGACTGTTTTGGATGGTATTGTTCCAAATATGTCTGTGGATAAAATACTAGACGGTACTATGTATAGTGACGACTTTGATTATTCTAAACTCTGTCATTCTATTGCGCCTACTGGTGTTAGATTCTCGCACGACCGAAAAGGTGTTGTTCCTTCAATCATCGAACAATACTATTCGGAACGTCGGGTAGTCAAGAAAGAGATGTTGGAACTTCAACAAGAGTATCAACATAATCCATCTAAGGCGCTCCAGTATAAGATTACCTCTCTGAACAATAAACAGGCCGCCATCAAGATTCTTATGAATTCACTTTATGGCGCCCTTGGGAATCGCTATTTTAGATATTTTGATCAGCGAGTTGCGGAATCAATTACTATTGCGGGTCAACTCGCAATCAAATGGGCAGAGAGAGCCGTTAACAATGAAATGCAAAACCTCCTTAAAACAGATGAAGACTACGTTGTGGCAATTGATACCGACTCTGTTTATATTCGTATGGGTGCCTTGGTTGATAAGTTTGCTCCTAAAGACCCTGTTAAATTCCTAGACAAGATTTGTTCCGAACACTTTGAGAAAGTTCTGGAAACATCTTACGCAGAGATGGCGAAGATTACTGGCGCATATAGTAATCGTATGGAGATGGGACGTGAAGTTATCGCTGACCGTGGTATCTGGATGGCTAAGAAACGTTACATCCTGAACGTCCATAACAACGAGGGTGTCCAATACGCAGAACCTAAACTCAAGATGATGGGTATCGAGGCAATCAAGTCATCGACTCCTTCGGTCGTGCGTGACAAGTTCAAGGAAATCTTTCGGGTTATCGTAGAAGGTACCGAATCAGACACACAACAGTACATTCGAGACTTTAAGTCCCATTTCAGAACCTTACCACCCGAAGATATTTCATTCCCTCGTGGTATATCTGCCCTGAACAAATGGGTAGACCGCAAGACTATCTTCAAGAAAGGTACTCCGATTCATGTGCGCGGTGCGTTGTGTTACAATGCCGCATTGAAGACTCACGGTCTGACACAGAAGTATCAGGAAGTCCAGACGGGCGAGAAGATTAAGTTCGTTTATCTGAAAGTTCCTAATTACTTGGGTCAGAATGTTATATCATACCCACTTAATATGCCAAAAGAGTTGCGTCTACATACTCATATCGATTATGACCTGATGTTTACTAAAAGTTTCCTAGACCCACTTACTCCCATTCTTGATGCGGTTGGTTGGGACGCGGAACCTCCGTCGTCACTAGAGGATTTCTTCGGTTGACAGGCACTCTATATTATGGTATAATGGTCACATGAATTACGAATTAACTATATTTAAAAATCAGTTCGACAACAAGACTCATCGCAAGCAATCTTTTGATACTTGGGATGCCTTCGTTGGTTTACTGAAAGCACTCTCGACTAAAGAGGGACAAAAAGGTGGTGCTAACAGTTCTGCTCTTATTACTCCTGCTGTTTTCGAGGACGGCACGACTCGCGCTAACCGCAATACTCTACGTTGGGGTGGTTGGTGCTGTGTTGATGTGGACGATCATAATTATCCTACCGGTTCTCTTAGTGCCCTAGAAGACGCATTACGTGAAGACTTCGGTCAGTATGATTATGTGGTCTACAATACAGCAAGTTCACGTGAGCCGACTCATCCGAAAGACGTAGATAACTATCCTAAGTTTCGCATTGTCTTTCGATTAGACGAGACGGTTGAGACCGAGCGCATCAAAGCGTTCTGGTACGCACTCAACACTGAACTGGGTGAGATCGGTGACCCACAGACTAAAGACCTTGCGCGTATGTACTATATCCCTGCGGTATATCCTAACGCGTGGTCGTTCTTCTTTGAGAATAAAGGAGCTGCTCTGAATGTGTCAGAGTTGATTGCTAAACATCCTTATCACGAGAAGACTGGTAATTCTTTTCTAGATAGACTACCTCCACACTTGGCATCTGCCGTAATTCAACATCGTAAGGACGGTCTAAATAATACTGACTTCAGATGGTCATCATATCGTGACTGCCCGTTCTGGCCTCGAAGACTGGGTGCGGAGTATCAACAAATTAGCGACACTGGGTGGTATGGTAAGATGTACAGCATTATGTTGTCAATTGCGGGTAACGCATATGCGAAAGGATATCCCCTCACCGCCACCCAACTCGCAGACCTAATTCGTGAGTTCGACAACGATACTGGAAACTGGTATGCTAGTAGGCCTCTGTTGGTAGAGGCTGATCGAGCATTAGAATACATTTATAGGAATGGTTAAACAATGAAGAAAATACTTGTAACCGGCGCTGCCGGATTCATAGGTTCACAACTCGCTGGACGTTTACAAAACAATGGGTATGAAGTAAAAGGTATCGATAATTTCAATCGTCACCTGTATGACCCGAAACTCAAAATAGACCGCATGACTCACTTTGACCTGTTTATCTGGAACTGTGACCTCGCGGACGACATCAAGACTGAAGCGTTATTGCGTGAATTTTCTCCAGATGTTATCATCCATCTCGCTGCTCACGCGGGCGTACGTGACTCAATGGGTAAAGAGAAACAGTATCACCGTAACAACATTGATGCTACTCAGAATCTTATTGATGTGTGTAAGAAATACCTTCCCGACACTCGTATCATTTATGCGTCAACGTCTTGTGTGTACGCGGGTTCTCAGGTACCTTGGACTGAAGGTCAAGAGACCGGTAAACAGTTGAACGCATATGGTTACACCAAGTGGGCAAACGAATGTCAGTTCCAATCGTCAGGACTCAACACTGTCGGTCTACGATTCTTCACTGTATATGGCCCTTGGGGTCGTCCTGATATGGCTTTATTTGATTTTACGAATAAAATCCTTGACGGGGAAGAGATTACCGTGTATAATTACGGGAACATGAAGCGAGACTTTACCTTCGTGGAAGATATCCTAGATGGTATCGAGTGCGTTTTAAATCATCCTGAGATTGAATCGGGAGAGATTTTCAACATCGGTCGTGGTGAACAAGTCGAACTTATGGAATTCATCACGCAAATTGAAAAGAATGTAGGTAAAGAGGCAATTAAAAACCTCGCACCTAAACATCCAGCGGATACTCTAGAGACTTGGTCTAATACTTCTAAGTTAGAGGCTCTAGGATATCAACCCAAGGTAAGTATCGCCGAAGGTGTTGAACGTTTTTATGAATGGTACAAAACTTATAATGGGATTAAATAATGTCAAATAATGATGCTCCACTAAGTCCAGCGAATCCTTTTCGTGTGGCAATCGTAGGTCACGGTTTTGTTGGCCAAGCGGTTGAGTATGCGTTTACTCATCCGATGGTTGCTTTCAAACTAATTGACCCGAAGTACAATACATCGGTAGATGATCTAAAAGAGTTCGACCCACAATGTGTATTTGTGTGTGCTCCGACTCCATCTAATGACAACGGAACTGTAGACTCTACTATCGTGGAAAATGCTGTACTGAAGACTCTTTATCACACTAACGCATTGGTCGTAGTTAAATCTACGATCACTCCGGATGTAGTCCAGCGACTATACAATACTATGGATCGTCGTCAAGTAGACCGATTCTGTTATAATCCTGAGTTCCTGACAGAGAAGAACGCTAAGGCTGACTTCGTTACTGCCAAGTTCCACGTCATGGGTGGTTCTCCACAGGCAACTCAAGAACTGATTGAAATCTATGATATCTTCAGTGGTTGTGAGTCTAATGACTATCACCGTATGACCGCATTCGAGGCATCATTCGTTAAGTATACAATCAACTCCTATCTTGCTACGAAGGTAACATTCTTTAATCAGTTATATGACTTGGTTAATCTATATGGATGTTCTTATAACATCATTACTCGTGCGGCAGGACTGGACGAACGTGTTGGTATGGGCCACACTCGTGTGCCTGGCTTTGATGGTAAACGAGGTTTCGGTGGTGCGTGTCTTCCTAAAGATACGAATGCTTTCTTAAAGTTCTCTGCCCATAAGGTGGATGACCAAGAAATATCTTTTGACTTACTTGAGAAAGTACTTGACATAAACACTCGTTATCGTGTACAATACGACCTTGATGAAAGAGAAAAGGTTAATAACATCACATTCGCTAACTTTGGTGAGGCAAAAGATTAATGAGTATAATGGACAAACTAAAGAAGAACTCTAAGATTAAAGAGACTGAAGTTCTCAGTACGAGTAAATTCTTTACGGCAAAAGATATGGTTGCGACCGACGTTCCTATGGTGAACGTCGCGTTGTCTGGTTCAGTAGATGGTGGTATTGCTCCAGGCCTTACGGTTCTGGCAGGCCCGTCTAAACACTTTAAGACTTCATTCGCATTGTTGATGGCAGGTGCTTACCTGAAAGCGAAGAAAGATGCGGTTATGTTGTTCTATGATTCAGAGTTTGGATCGCCTCAATCATACTTCGAGCAGTTTGGTATTGATACCTCTCGTGTGTTACACACGCCTATCAAACACGTCGAAGACTTGAAGTTTGACTTGATTAGTCAGCTTGAAGAACTAGACCGTGACGACGATGTAATCATTGTCATTGACTCTATTGGTAACCTTGCGTCTAAGAAAGAACTGGACGATGCCTTGAGCGAGAAAGGTGTTGCGGACATGTCACGTGCGAAGGCACTGAAGGGTCTGTTCAGAATGTGTACTCCGTATCTTGCGATGAAGAACATTCCAATGTTGGCAATCAATCACACTTATAAAGAGATTGGTCTGTTTCCGAAAGATGTGGTTAGTGGCGGCACTGGCATCTATTACTCAGCTGATAACATTTGGATTATTGGCCGTCAACAAGAAAAGACTGGCATGGAAATCACTGGTTACAACTTCATCATCAAGGTTGAGAAGTCTCGATATGTGAAAGAACAGTCGAAGATTCCGATTGGCGTATCTTGGGAAGGTGGTGTACAGAAGTGGTCTGGTCTGCTCGAGGTTGCCTTGGCTGGTGGATATGTTATCAAACCAAGTAATGGTTGGTATTCGCGTTGTCATGGCACCGAAGCAGAAGATAAGAAGTTTCGTACCAAGGACACTCTAACCGAAGAATTCTGGGAACCTATCTTTTCTGAAAGTGATTTCAAAGAATTCCTTGCCAAGACCTATCAAATAGGGTATAATAGCCCCATCAACTTAGATACACTTGATGCGTTAAAGGAGATAATTGAATGAGAGCGTTAGATTTAGATAAACCTAGTCAAGGTGTTGATTACGAATTAGTGCCTGCGTACGCGCAGGACGATAGTCAAACGTGGGAAGTAATGATTCTACGTGCTCCATTTGATGGGAGTAGAATCCGTTATAAAAATGTACAACTTGATGGTGAAGGTGAAGAGACTCAATTAAAGTTTAATTTTGATGTCGTCTCCACACGCTATCCTGAGACGGTCAATCTCGTAAATGAAGAGTTGCAGCAGTTTTGCACAGATATATTAATTGATGTAATAGAACTAGCAATTAAAGATGGTTCAATTGGAGCAGCAAGTGACGGAAATCAATCTACAGCAGACAATTCTACGGAATCTACTGACTAACGACCCTTACACACGTAAGGTCGCAGCGTTTATTAATCCGGACTACTTTGAGGGTGTCTATCAGGCACTCTTCAAAGAGTTTACTAAGTTTATTGCTAAGTTCAATCGTCTTCCATCTAAGGAAGCTTTCAAGATTGAACTGGACAGTACTGACCGTCTCACTGAC